AGTCGCTGGAACTTACATTATGTTCGACGGAGATTGTGACGCGACCGCCGACAAGAGCCAGACCGGCTGGTGGTACGCCAACCCTCGCGTGACTGGCCGCATCCACGAGATCAGTCATGCATCTTGACTTCCACGTCTCAGGAATCCCGAAGGCTCAACCGCGAGTCAAAGCGTTCCGCCGTGGCAATCACGCTGGTGTCTACACTCCAGATTCAGCCGATGCGTGGAAGCAAGCGGTGCGTCAGGAAGCCTCCGCAAACGCTCCAGAATCGATTATAACGGGTCCGATTAGGTTGCAGCTAGACTTCTTCCTGCCGAGACCCAAAGCGCATCTGGACCGACACGGCATCCCGAAGCCGCAATCACCTGTCTGGCACCCAAAGAAGCCAGACTTGGACAACCTCATCAAAGCGGTGACCGATGCCATCACCGACACTGAGCGAGTCTGGCTCGACGACTCTCAGGTCTACCAGATCACAGCTACAAAAACCTACGCTCTCCAGCACTCTGGTTGCAGCGTAAGAATCAACGCTGACTGACCTTCAGAAAATGCGGAATGGTGCATGGGGAGATCCCATGACGGGTTGGGTTCACCTCAAGAAACACCGCATTTTCCCCAATGTTTACGGGCTTTTTTGGAAGAAATGAAAAAAGTTGCACTTTTCTGTTGCAGAGAACCGAGCGTTGGGTTTAGGGTATCTCCATCGACGGCGATCAAGCCGAAGAAAAACGGAACGAATAAAATGAACAACACCGCCAAAGTCATCAAGAGCAGCACCAACCATAACTACGGAATCGGAAGCGTCGGGTTGGTGATCTCAAAGGGAATCAAGTTTTCGGTTGTTATGATCGGTGGCAATCAATGGAAGATTAAGAACTCAAACCTCAAGTTTAACTGATCAGTAAAAGAGGGGCGCGACTCTCCAACGCGCAGCTCTAACTCATACCATCAAATACCATGAACACTGTCGAATCCGTCATTCAGCCTCACCTCAACAAGCTGTGCAAAGTTGGTCAGTTTTGGATGCTCCGCATCGTTCGATCCGAAAATCTGACGGATCAAGAGAAGCTTGGGTTTGTCTGCGATTACATTGCAGGGAATAACAGCCTCAGCGAAGCTTCTTACAAAGCGAAGATGCTCAACGCCAGCCGCAACAAGTAATCCAAGATCATATGCAATTCAAAGACGCCGAATCGTTCTCCGACATTGAGGTTGGAGATCTTGTCAGGGTCCAGCGTGGACCGCTTGAATCAAGCACCCAGATTGTTTCAGGGATCACTCGCACAACAAACACCTTCTGTCCGATCATGGGGTGGTATGGTGGCCCATCGTTGAAGTTCAGCTTCGTTGACGGTGGATCTGCCCATCACTTCCAACTGGATCAAGACCAGCCAATTCAAGAGAAGCACTGGTTGCCGTAGTTCTAACCGTGGGGAGCGAATACGTTAAACGCTCAAAACCATCAACACCCATCAAATACCATGAAGTACCATTGCAGAAATAAGGACAATAAAGTCCTAAGCATTCACCGCAGCATCGAAGAAGCTCTCCGCGCTAGAGACGTTTGGAACCATACGATTGAGCTAATCGGTATCTCCGACGAGAGCGGACGGTTGCTGGAAGCTCAAGAGATCATTCAACACAAAGCCGCCGCTTGGCTGAAAGGTCTCCGATGAATCTGGGACCACTCATTGCGGCTTTGATCAGCGTGGAGTCCAACGGAAACGATATGGCAATCGGAGATAATGGGCGAGCCATTGGAGCGTTGCAGATCCACAAGAGCGTTGTGGTCGATGTCAACCGAATCGCTGGCACCAGCTACACCCACCAGCAGATGACAAACCGCATTGCGGCTCGTCGAGTTTGCGAGATCTATTTGAGCCGATACGCTGCGGGTAAGACCAACGAAGAAGCAGCGAGAATTTGGAACGGTGGCCCGACTGGTCACCGGAAATCAGCGACCGTCAGTTATTGGAACAAAGTCAAAAAGCACCTGTGAAATCAAAAACCGTATACATCAACGAGACAACGCACGTTCGCTTGAAAGAACTGTGCAAACGAGAAGGACTAAAAATGAACCATGCAATTGACCGGATCATCCGCGAGTGGATGGATAAGAAGGAGGCGAAATGAGCGATAACCAATCAGAGACTGTACGTCTCACATTTAAAGGACTGCTGTCCATCTACCTACCGGAAGCAAAGATGATGGAGGTCTACAACGCTACTGAGCTGTGCTGCCGAAGGAACAACTGGGGCATCGCAATCGACGACAACAACCGGCTGGATTTTGTTCCGATGGTGAAGGTGGAGGAATCGGAATGAGCGACACCACAATATCAGACTCAACACCGCACAACGTGGCCGATCTTGGAATGCTGTGCAGGAGACTCGAACGCGAACTCAACGCGGCAAACGCAGACGTTGAGCGACTTACCAAATCCAATCTGCAACTCCGCGAAGGCTGCGAGGAGCTGCAGCAACGCATCAAGCGGCTGGAGGCAGCGGGGGATAGAGCGATTGAGAACTCATACTATCCAGACCGAGTTAAGGTGTGGACTGAAGCCAAGGAGGCCAAGCCGTGAGAAGCTCGACCGAAACACTGATCGCAGCCATGCGGATATTGTCATCCGACATCCAATCCGACGATGGGGTGGCCAACGCTGTTATTGCTGAAGCAGCGCAGCGACTGGAGGAGCAGCAAGAGTGCATCAAGCAATGGCACAACGCTCTTACACCACTCATGCCGAGCGACTTCAAGTGCTGGCATGAGAACAATTCAAGCGAATGGCCTGAAGTGACTGCACGGGTCATCACTTCGCAGCGTGAACGCATCACCAAGCTAGAGCAGGAGAACGACGCCATGCGAGCCGATCTGCTGCTGTGGAATGAGAAGGAGGCAAAGCCGTGAGCTTCAAGGAATGGTTGGGGTACATGAAAGAAGAATGGGAATTCCACAAGCGACATCCAGAACTGTGGCTTGCACTTGTGATTGCTGGTTCGGCTTACTTCATACTGAAGGAGGTAAATCGGTGAAACGCTACACTCACATCGTGTTGTTCCGAATGCCTCCTTTGAACGGATTAAGCATCAAGACTCCAAAAGGTAAGTTCCTAAGCGACATACGCCCACGGGGCATTGTGATGGAACTCAATCGTCTCAACGACCGAATCAAAGAACTCGAAGCCAAGATCGCTGAACTCCACGACTTGGAGAAATGGCTGGAGGGACGATGAACGTACCTATCGGACCTGCCGCATTCGTCTTCAAGCACCGGAAGACCGGACAAGTCGTTGTATCATCTGTAAATGTATCAGATTATTGTGGCAATAGGGAGTGGGATCACACCGCCAGCATAGATGCCTGTCTTGCAATCCAATACATCCTGTCAGTCAAACCGAAAGAGCGGAACAGGTACATCCGATCACTCACAGAGAAGGTATGACCCTCCTGCTCCACGAACTCCCGCACCATCACCACCTCAGAAACTCCGCACTCAACACCATCGACGTTCGCATCCGGTGCCGCCATACCAAGAGCACCCGCGACCCGCGAACGTGGAAGATCAAGAACAACTCCTACAACCAATTGAACGATTCATGGCAAACCAACTTTGATTTCATCGTGAATTATGAACCAGAAAGTTAATACATCATTTGAGTTAGATTACAAAACACTGACATTACTACAAAAAGAAGCAGAGAAACTCGTTTTCAAATCTTGGGGAGCATATCTCCGACACGTCCTAGATTTCCACGTCCTAACATTCCATCCAGAAATATTCAATGAGCATACTGAAAACACTCGGACTCACTAAAGACGCCATCTCAAGACTCTTGGGAGTCCATAAGACCGTCGAAGCGCAACCCGTTCTTACATCCAGACCGACTAAGCCGAAGAAGCGTCAGCGTGGGCGTCCAGTTGGACGAAGAATCGACCAGTCGATTGTCGATGCAGTCCGCAATTCTCACCCGACATCAACCATACGAGAACTTGCTAAGAAATACGGTGTCTCGGCCTATTGGGTCATGATGGTCCGAAAAGGTAAGTTGAGGAAAGATTAACACTACACCGAGCGAGTGTGTCTTGATTGAGCGTTACGCTTATGCTTATTAACCATTGTGAACATCACACAGCACCGCCGTCGAGTCATGGCGGTTGGTTGCAGCCATGGGAACCGAGCCAATCAAGATGCACTCGCTGCGGTCTTGCTCTTCCGAGAGAGGTTCCAGCCCGACGAAGTAATCCATCTCGGAGACGCCTACGATCTTGCATCGTTGCGGTCCGGTTCACTCAGAGACCCTCAAGACTCGGACCAAGCCGATGACTATCTCGACGACATCCAAGAGGGAGCCAAATTCCTAGACGAGCTTCGACCCACGGTGTTCACCATTGGGAACCATGACGAGCGAGCCAAGAAGTATCTGAACCATCACAACGCTGTGGTCCGTGGATTCGCTGAGGCTGTATGGGAACGAATGCTAAAACCTATTGAGAAACACTGCCACACGTTCATCAAACACAATGACTGCCATGACAGATCGTTTTACAAGTTGGGCGGATTTCGGTGGGGACACGGAGTCCTGTTTGGTGAGAACTTCTTGCGTGATTCCGCCGAGACTTTTGGCAACTGCGTTGTGGCTCATGCTCACAGAGCAGGTCAAGCGACTGGTCGAACAATGGGCAATCCACTCGGCTTTTGCGTTGGTACTTTGGCAGACGTTCCTGCAATGGATTACTCGGGAAAACGACGATCAACCCTAGCATGGTCTCACGGGATCGTGTTTGGTGAATACACCGACGACGACGCTCAACTCTACCTCCACCAATGGCCTCAGAACGAACAGAATTGGCACCTGCCGAGCTTCTAAGGCGGCTTAGGCTCGCCATAGCGAACCAACCAGAAGAAGTCCCAAAAGGCTGGCACACAGCCAACCAGTGGGCCGAGATCTGGAACATCACGCCAAATGCTGCTGGAATCGTTCTCTCTCGGTCAGTCCGCATCGGAGAGATGGAGTCCAAGAAGTTCCGCATAATTTGCGGAAGCCGTGGAGCTTACCCGACAACACATTACCGACAAACCCAATGAGATTCAGATCTAAAGCCAACCAAAACGTCATCGTGGAGTTCATCTCCGAAGCCCAACTCCGCATTGGTGAGACCAAGCGGCTGTGCGTCGTCTACGAGCGTGAGGGATACTTCTACGTTCGACCGAAAGCCGAGTTCTACGACAAGTTTTCGCTGGACGAAGGACCGAAGCCGAGTTAGCAGTAAGGAGTCAGCGCAAGCCCTAGGAAGCGAACGCTGGCATCATCAAAGGAACCATGACCAACCATTTCGATCCCACCTTCACTGAGAATGTCGCGTTGTTCCTTCGCGAGTTCCTAGCTCAGTGCTGGTGGGATTTTTGGTTTCATCATGCCGAATAGATACATCCGAGAATCAGCGATAGAGTCCGAAGCGATCAACAGTCTGTCATGGGAAGCTGAAGTCTTCCTGCGAAGGCTTTTCAACAGGGTTGACGATTTCGGGAGACACTCAGCATCAACTCAACTCCTTAGAGCGGCACTCTTTCCGCTCCAGCTTGATCGCGTATCCGAAAAGAAGACCGAAGCGATTCTGTCTGAACTTGAATCAGTAGGCTTGCTCGCCACCTATCAAGTTGACGGCAAGAAGTACCTTCAGCTTGCCAAATGGGAACAGGGACGAGCCAAGAAAAGCAGACATCCGTCTCCATCTTCCGAAGTCTGTAAGCGTCTGCAAACATATGTTTACAACGGAGAACAGATTCAAGCAGATGCTCCCGACTCCGACTCCGACTCCGATACCGATCCAGACTCCGATGCGCTTCGCTCTCGGATAAACAAATGGTTTCGCAGACGCGAAGGGACCGAATGGCAAGCCTCAGAGCTTAAGGCACTCAAGCTTGTTGTGAAACTCAAGACGCCAGAATCGGACCTGCAACTTCTGGATGCTCGCTACGAGACCAAAAACAAGTATCGCAGGAAGGACATTCTGACGCTTCTCAACAACTGGAACACCGAGATTGATCGGTGCAAATCTGGGAACGATGACGCCGAGGAAGAGGGCCAGCCCAAGTCCAAGACCCTCAGCCTCAACATTGCGGACTACCAATGAACGATCCGTTTTACGCTATCGACGACGAACACGCCGTCATCGGTTGTTGCCTCAACGGTGGGGTTGATACCTGCTCCGATGCGTTCGCTGAGATCCAGACTTCAGCGTTCCAAACCGAGACTCTTGCAATGACCTTCGACGTGTTGAGGTCGCTGGTCGCTGAGTCTAAGCCAATCGCACTCACCGAAGTCATGCGGGAGTGGAAGCGAGTCTTCGCTTCAACGCCTGTCCCTTTCGAGGTCTGGAACAAAGCGATGGAAGCTTCCCCATCACCGGCAAGCTATCCGATGTTTGCCAAAGGTGTTCTTGAAGCCGCTCACCGTCGCCAGCTACGAATCGCTGGAGATCGTCTTTTGCGCGAGTCCGCTGCATCCACCCTCAGCGTCGATCAAATCGTCTCTAATGCCGAACAGGGGCTTGCCATTGATGCCTCTAAGGAGACGCTCCAACCCGCAAAGTCAGTTGTTGGTCGATTCATCGACGCAACCCAAGAGCGATTCCAGCGGAAAGGTCAGTTGTCTGGAATCACCTCTGGACTCTATCGGCTCGACCAAATGACTGACGGTTTCCAGTTGGGCGAACTGGCGATCCTTGCCGCTCGTCCGTCTATCGGTAAGACCGCCATGGCGATTGCCTTTGCTCAAGCAGCGGCTGTCGTGGGTAAGGTTCCAACGTTGTTCGTCTCGCTGGAGATGTCTGACGAGTCAATTGTCCGTCGCATGGTCTCCACTATCGGGTCAGTCCCGATGGGGGACATACGCACTGGAAACATGACTGAAGGTGGCATGAAGGCTATGAGTAACGCTTGCTCTCGGATCGCATCCAGTCCGCTCCATTTTGTGTCTGGTTCATCTGTAAGCAACATTGCGGCAATTACAGCCACCATTCGTCGAGCGGTTCGTAAGTGGGGCGTGAAGCTGGTTCTGATCGACTACCTTCAAAAGATCCACGGCTCAAAATCTGCCGAGAAGAGAACCTACGAGATCGCAGAGGTCAGCGGACGACTCAAGAGCATTGCCACCGAATGTAACGTTGCTGTGGTCTCGCTGGCGCAACTCAACAGAGAGAACGAGAAGGAGAAGGGTCGATCACCTAAGCTCACCGATCTTGCAGACTCTGGACAGATAGAGCGCGACGCTGACCTCGTAATGCTTCTCAACCGCGATAGATCGGAGAAGTGCGGTGAAGCTATCATTGCCATCGCCAAGCAGCGCGACGGTGAATGCGGAGCCGTTAAGCTCTGGTACGACGGACAGTATTGCCGCTTTGGAGAGATCGCTCCAGATACCTAAAACCCAACGATGGGTTGACACTGTAAACCATCCTGATAAACTGACCC